CGGCACACCATGGACCTCGAACCGGAGATTCAGCTGCTCCGGGCCATGGTCCTGCACTACGTGGAAACCTACGAACACACCAACGAGATGTTGGACGAGTGGTACCGCGCGCGTGTCGAAGCCTACCGAGACCGCGGCAGCAAGGGCTCACCCCCATTGCCGCCGCGCGTCATGGAGTTGCACGACGCCCGCGAGCTCATCGAAGCCACGAGCCGCGTGGTGGAGCGCACGCACAAGATTCAGACCACCGGGGCCATCACCCTCGACACCTTCCAGCGACTCGTGGAAGCCATGGGCCTCATCGTGGCCCGACACGTCAAGGATCCGGACGTGCTGAAGCAGGTCGAGCAGGACTGGGGCCTGCTAGTGGTGGACGGACGACAAACGCGGCCCACCACCACGCAGGACCGCGACTAACGTGCCCGTGACGCTGGCGGATCTGTTCGGCACCAATCGGCCCACCACCCTGGGGCGGCGGGAAGTGGACCTCAGCGCCGCCGTCCGTGGCCTCCAGCATGGGCAGCTGATGGCGGTGGCCGAGAAACGCCGCACGCGCAGTGCCGCCGGGATCGAGGGCTTCTGTCTCACGTATCTGCCCCACCACTTCACGAAGCCCCTCGGCGAACACCACGTGGATCTGTTCCGCGCCATCGACCGTCCCAACACCAGTAAGACCCAGGGCAAGCGGATCGTCCGCGTCGAACCGCGCATGTTCGGCAAGACCACCGTCATCTCCCTGGCGCTACCCCTCATGGCCCTTGCCTACCAGCGCAAGCAGTTCATCATGCTGGTCAGCGAGGCCAGCGGCGGGTCGCACGCCAACTTGGCCACGCTGGTTTACGAACTCGAAAACAATGAGATGCTGTTGAAAGACTTTCCCCACCTCGCGCCCGCGCGAGATACGAAAGGGCAGCTGATCAAGTGGACGGACGAAGAGATTGTCGTCGCCTCGGGCGCCCACGTCGTGGCCAAGGGCATGGGCAGTCGCATGCGCGGCATCAAACGCGGCGCAAGCCGACCGGACCTCGGCATTGTGGATGACCCGGAGTCCCCGGAAACCGCCGCCAGCTTCGTCACTCGGCAACGACACAAGAAATGGTTCGGCGGCACGTTCCTCGGTCTGGGCGGGGAATTCTGGGATGTGTACGTAGTGGGCAACCTCCCGCATCACGACTGTTTGGTGGCCGACTTATTGAAGTCCGAGGAGTGGGACGGCAAGCTGTACCGCGCCATCAACCTGCCCAAACGACGCGACGAACGCTACACGGTGGGCAACCTCAAAGAGGACGAAAGCCCACTGTGGCCGGAGCGCTGGTCCCTGGAGGCGTTGGACCGCTACCGGGCCGATCCTACCGTGGGCGAACTGGGGTTTGCGCGGGAGATGTTGAACGACCCCCGCGATGACAAGGACAAGCCGTTCGACACCAGCAAGTTCACCTATTTCGATTATGAACCGTCGGCCCTGCCCGCGTACCGATTCATTGGAACCTTCTTGGATCCAGCCGGTGGTGAGCACCCTCACGAAGCGAGGCGGGGCCGACGGGATTTTGCCTGCATTGTCACGGCGGGCATGACCCGCGACAACCACATTGACATTCTGAATGTCGTCATGACGAAGCAGACGCCGGACCATCAAGTCGACCTCTTCCTGACGGAATACGAAATTTTCAAGTCGCGGAAGATGGCCGTCGAAGAGAACATCTTCAAGAACTTGATCGGCCCCACAATGGCCAAGCGGGCACGCGAACGAAAGTTGTACCCCGCCATTCTGACCCAGCACCAGACGAAGAACAAGTTGCAGCGCATCCTGTCCATCCAGCCCCTGGTCGCCAACGGCACCATTCGGTTTGCCCGGTACCTAAAGGCGAAGGTGCCGGATTACTTCGGGCAGTTCGACGACGTGCCCGGCGAACACGACGATGGGCCGGACGCCACGGAAGGGTTGGTACGGTTGTTGGAGTCGTCCGTTGCGGTGGGGGCACCGTCCGGAGTGACGGGAACGAGCTACTGGAGGAAATCATGAAGAAAGGGCGTCCGCCGAAGAACCCGGCCCAGACCGTGAAGCCTTCCATGGGCGAGATGGGCCACTCCGGACTGAAGTCCTCGTCCGGTCGCATCCAGGAAGAGCTGTTGAAGGATCTGTCCGGTACGGCCGGTATGAAGTTGCTGGCCGAGATGCGCGACAATGACCCCATTGTGGGCGCGTTCCTGTTCGCCGTCGAACAGTTGATGCGCCAGGTGGACTGGAAGGTGCTGCCGGCGGACACGGGCGATGCCGCCGCCGTGGACAACGCGGCGTTCGTGGACAGTTGCCGCGACGACATGACGGTGCCGTGGTCCGACGTGATCACGGAGATCCTGAGCATGTTGGTGTTCGGGTGGTGCCTGCTCGAAGAAGTCTACAAGGTGCGCAACGGTCCCCAGAAGGATCCCGCCAAGCACTCCAAGTTCGTGGACGGCCTCATCGGCTGGCAGAAACTGGCGCCCCGCGCCCAGGACTCCTTGGACAGCTGGATCCCGGCTCCGGACAAGCGTGGGTTCATCGGCATGCGGCAACGTACCCAGGAACTCGGCACCGTGGAGATTCCCTTCACAAAGGCGTTGCTGTTCCGGACGAAGTCGTTCAAGGAGAATCCCGAGGGTCGCAGCATTCTGCGGAACGCGTACCGGCCCTGGTACTTCAAGAAACGGATCGAAGAAACCGAGGGTATCGGCATCGAGCGAGACCTGGCCGGGTTGCCCACCCTGACCGCGCCCGAGGGTCTGGACCTCTGGAACACGGACGACCCTCGCATGGTGACGATGCGCGGGTTGGCTGAGGATCTGATTCGCAACATTCGTCGCGACGAACAAGAAGGCTTGCTCCTACCCTTCGGGTGGGTGTTCACATTGGCCAGCACCGGGGGTGCCCGAGCGGTCAACACGACGGACGTGATCAACCGCTACGATCAGCGGATTGCCATGACCGTGTTGGCGGACTTCATCCTCCTGGGGCACGGAGGCAAATTCGGAAGTTTCGCGCTGGCCAAATCCAAGACCTCGGCGTTCACGATGTCGGTCGTGGGCTATCTGAACGCCATTCGGGACGTGTTCAACACCGTGGCCATTCCGCGGCTGTTCGGCATCAACGGCTTGCCGTTGGAATCATTGCCGAAGTTGGACTACACGCCGATCGAGGTGCCGGACCTGCGCGAACTGGCCGTGTTCCTGAAGACCCTGATGGAAGGCGGCATTCCCATCAACACGCCGACCATTGGCCGGCATCTTTTGACCCAGGCGGGCATCCCCTCCACGGACGCGGACGTCGCGGGTGGCGGTGGCGCGGGCACGCCCGACAACCCGAAGGGAGGCGCAGCTGATGCCGGAAGTGGACCCCAGACCCCCGCGACGAAGCCAAGCGCTGGTGGAAGCGGTGACGCGAACGATCCGCCAACGCGCACCGGTGCTTGATTTGGATACGTCCCTCCGGTCCGTGACCGTCACGGCCAAGTTCAAACAGGGGACGCCGGAAATTCGCACGGTGTTGGTGACCGTAGAGTCAGAGAATTAACCTGTTGTCGCGGGAGGGTCCGTTGACCGATACTTACCGGCGTCGATCGGTTGCTCCCGCAGGCTCGGCCGTCAGAGGTTGAGGAGGCGGCATCTCCGTGGTGAAGGTGCCGCCTGTTTTGCTAGTTGGGGGTACGCGAGCATGACCGAACAACCGATTGCCAAGTTCGACGAAGACCGACACCTGGTCTTCGGCTGGGCCAACGTGGCCATCCGCAAAGACGGCACCCGCATTACCGACCACCACGGCGACCAGATTGATCCCGCCGACCTGGAAGACGCCGCCTACGTCTTCAACCTCCAGTTCCGAGAAACCGGCGTCATGCACACGGGCAAGGCTGTGGGTCGGTTGGTGGAGAGTTTCTTCGTCACTCCAGAAAAGCTCGCCAAGATGGCCCTGCCCCCGGACGCTCTTCCTCAAGGGTGGTGGGTGGGTTTCTATATCGAGGACGACGACGTATTCGCGAAGGTGAAATCGGGCGCGTTCAGCATGTTCAGTATTCAGGGCCGCGCCGTGCGCGAGGCGGTAGATTGATGCTTGCAATTCACGTGTTGGTAGCTTGGATTTTGTAGGTGAGGACGCGATGGCTCTTGTGCTTCTGTCGGTGTGGGGTCGGGTCGAGCGTCCGTGGGGTCACGAGATCCGCGTGGACTTCCGCGACACCGACACTGGTGCGATCCACAACGAGGAATACACCTTCAAAACGTTGCCGACTCAAGCGGAGGAAGATGCGGCGGTGGCGTTCCTGTTCCTGCTCGCGCCGGTCGCGGGGGCGCAGACGCCGGTGCCGAGTCCGACGCCAGCGACCACCAAGCTCGCGTTCGATCATGACGGCGTGAATACGGACGGCTACCGGCTGAAGATCGACGCGGCGGCGGCTGTCGCCATCACACCGACATGCGCGGTCGTTGGGTCGGTGCGGTCCTGCGACATCCCGTTCCCGGCCCTGACGCCAGGGGCGCACACGCTCATCGTCATCGCCTGGAACATCGCGGGCGAGGCACAGTCTGATCCGTTCGCAGTCAACGTGATCGTCGTGCCGGCTAAGGCAACCAACATCAGGATTGTGAAGTAGAGGGCGACATGAACTATCCGATCACGATTCTCGATCAGCCGACCCCGCAAACGGTGCGGTACGTCGTCAGGGCGAACGTGCCGGCGGCGCTTCAGGTGCATTTCATCGACGCGGCGAAGGTGCCGATCTACTCAGCGATGGACGCGACCGACCTTGCCTCCCTTCGCGCTGGTCAGATCGTGGAGCGCGAGGAAACCGACACCATCCCCGGAAAGACACTGGCCCAGGTAAAGGCGTCGGTCGTCGCGGCACAGATCGCGTATCAGGCGGAAGTCAACGCGGACGCCTTCAACCACTGGAAGTTCTTTGGTGTCCAGCACAACGGATCGGTGTGGGGGTAGGACATGGCATCGAACCTGATCAAGTGGTCGGCCTTCGACACACACATTCACTGTATCACCGGAGCCGCGCTCCAGAACCAAGCGAACACGGCGCTGGTGCTGGGCGATGAAGTGGACAACTCGGCGGGGTATCAGTACGGGTTCTTCCAGTTCATCGTCGAACCGGCAGGCACCGACGACTGGCACGCGGGTGACTACGCGGCCTTCTGGTTCATCAAGGCCATCGACGGGTCCACCTACGAAACGTCCTCGACCAGCGTCTATCCTGGCCGTCCACCGGACTTCATCATCCCGTTCGCGGTGGCGCTCGGGGGCGCACACGTCGTCAACAACATCCAAGTCGGCCCAATCACCCTGCCGGCGGGGAAGTTCAGGGCGTTGTGCGCGAACAAGGCCAGCCACAACTTCAAGGACGACACCGGCAACTCGCTTGACCTCTATCGGGTCAGCGACGACCTGATCACGGCCTAGCCGATGGCTCGCAATCACTCGCCCCTCTGGCCCGACCGCCGCGTCAAGCCGCCCTACGGCAGCGTGGAGATTGATCGGGGGCATCCGCTGGCACCGTCGAACGTCTGGCTGATGAACGAGGGGGTCGCGGCGGCTGTTGACGCGGTGACGGGGCGCGTGTCTACGCCATCGGGCAGCACGATCACGCCCGGCGCATCAGAGCGTGGGCCGATTCTCACGTTTGCCACGACTGGCTGTCTGTTGATTCCGAATCCGCAGATCGCGGCCTACCCAATCACGGTCTGGGGTTGGGTGATGTGCGCCAACGATGGCAGCGTGTCGCAGCTATTCTGGGGCATCTACACCGCCGGGACGCAATGGCTCGCGCTGGGTCCATCCACGGTGGAGAGTGGCGCATTCTGCACGGGCGGGCAGGGGGAGGGCGTCTCGGGGGCGACTGTGGCGTCCTACTTCTCCAGCACGCGGCTGAATCATGTCGTCTGCGTGTATTCCAGCGCGACGGTAGCCACGATCTACATCAACGGCGTGAATTACACGACCGGAGTCGCATCGGCGTGGACCTCGCGCACCACGTCCTATCTGGCGGCGAGAGCTACGCCGACGCCGGCCCTATTGCGGGGTTCGCTCGGCCACGTTGGAATCATCCCGCGTGGCTTGACGCAATCCGAAGTGCTGACCCTCTACGCCGACCCCTACTGTTTTCTCCGTCCCCTCATCCGGCGCAGCTACGGGTTTGTCGGGGCGGCGGCGCCGGCCTCGTACTACTTCCATGCAATGCGAACGCGATTCGTCCCCCCGCTCTTGGGAGGTAGATAGATGGCTTCGATGTACCCGCCAAAGAAGAACACAGCGTTTACGCTGTGCTTCACCCTCTACAAGAACGACGGGACGGTGATCGCCAACCCTGGCACGCTGACGCGGGCGGTGTCGGTGGACGGCGGGGGGGTGGACACGACGCCGGTCAACGCGGTGACAGAGGAAGACACCACATACGGGCAACTCTCCTGGGTACTCGACGCGGCCGAGATGAACGGGGATTGGATCTGGGTCTACTGCAAGGACGATACGTCGGGGTGCGTGCCGTTCACCTGCACCCTCTACACGTCCGCGCAGACGCTGGACGAGGTGAAGACCGACACGGCGGCGATCCTCGCTGACACCGGGACCGATGGCGTCCTGCTATCCAGTGGCATCGGCGCGAAGCAGATCAGCCTGTCGTCAGGCGAGGTCACGCCGACCGCCGCGAGCAAGACCGGCTACGCCCTCGCCGCCACAGGCGCGGACCTGATCCTCAAGTCGTCCACGTTCATCCAGGCGGTCGCGGCGGCAGTGAGTGAACTGGCGACGACCGGGTTGGCGGCCCTGAAGACGCTGATCGACACACTGACGACGCGGCTCGGCACGCCCTCCGACCTGGGCAGCGGGGCGAGTGTCGCGGGGAACCTGGTGGACATCGAGGGGCAGACCGACGACATCGGCGCGGCGGGCGCGGGGTTGACGGCGCTCGGGGACACGCGCATCGCCAACCTGGATGCCACGATCTCCTCCAGACATGCGTCAGGCGCGGCGGTCGCCAAATCCCCGGCGACGTTGGCGGCAGCAGATGTCACAGGCAACCTGCCAGCCGACCTGAAGGCCATCACCGCGGGAGTGGACCTCTCCGCCACCATGAAGACCAGCGTGGCCGACGCCGTGCTGGATGCGCCCATTGCGGACCACCTCGACGCGGGCACCGTGGGTGAATTGGTGCAGGACATTGACGACGAGGTGGACTACATCCATTCGGTGGTGGACAGTATCGCCGTAACGGGCGCGGCGCTAGCGAAGGAAGCGGCAAGCCGTACGATCGCCACGAACAAGGGCACCGAGACGAGCGGCACCTACGAATCCACGGCCATCGACAACGGTGTGTACCACATCATCACGGCGCAGAACAACGAAGTCGACATTTACTACGAATTCCAGATTGGCGCATCCGGCGTACCGACGAAGGTAAACATCGCCGGCTACCTGAAGGAAGGTGCACCGGCAGGTCAGGATACGATTGACCTCTACGCGTACAATTGGGGAGTCGGATGGGAGTTGCTTCAGACGGCCATCTTCACGGGCATCACGGGAGACGGCCCGGACGTGAACCACGCGGTGGGTTTGCTGAACCGGCATGTCGGCACGGGTGCAGACGACGGCAAGGTCCGCATCCGGTTCCAGGCGGCAAGTCTCGAGGCGGGCACGACCCTGAATCTCGACTATCTCGTGGTGGAGTTCGCGGAGTCCATTGCAGCCGATGTCACCACCATTCTGGGTCGGCAACGCACGACCAATCCGGTGACGGGCGTGGTGGCGACGGACGGAGGCAATTCGGCGACATCGTTCAAGGTCACGATCACGGGCGCAAACGCCAATGACTTCTGGAAGTACGCGGGACTCCGATTCACCAGTGGGGCGCTGGCCGGACAAATTCGACGCGTCACCGGCTACACGCACTCCAGCACGACCATTACGTGTGACGCGTTCACGGCCACGCCAGCCGACGGAGTGTCGTTTGAGCTGGTCAACTAGCAGGAGAAGGAGACGACATGAGCAAGGGGAACACGTTCGAAAACGACCTGATGAAGTTGATCTTCCAGGCGGCAGCAATCGCCAACATCGCGGACAACGCGGCGGGTTCGCCGTTGACGAACCTGTACGTGTCGCTGCACACCGCGGATCCGGGCGAGACGGGCGACCAGACCACCAGTGAGACGGCCTACCCGTCGTACGCACGTGTGGCCGTGGCCCGCAGCGGCTCGGGGTGGACGGTGACGAACAACTCGGTCTCCCCGGCGGCGACCGTCGCGTTCGCGCAGAGCACCAGCGGCACGCAGGGCAACCCCATCACGCACTTCGGCATCGGCACGGCCTCCAGCGGTGCGGGCAAGCTGCTCTACAGCGGCACCGTGACGCCCAACATCACGATGGCCGAGGGGGTGACACCGCAGCTCACGACGGGCAGCACCATCACCGAGGACTAGGACGATGAACTGGTGGATTTGGGATAGTCTCAATCCGACGACCACGACGGCTGACGTCGTAGGTGCCGCGTCGGGTGCGACGACCGTCCAATCCACCAGTCAAGCCACGAAGGCGACCGTCGGGAGCATTGCCGGATTGGCCGCAGCTGCGGCGGTCGCCTTCGCGTTAGTCAGCGGCGTCGCATCGGCGTCGGGGATTGCATCCGTACAGTCCATCAGTCGCGCGACAAAAGCCTCCGTCGCCTCGGCATCGGGCGTGGCCACCGTTGACGGTGTCGGTGGAGGGTCTGGATCTGGCGTGGCCTCAGCCTCGGGGGTGGCCACCGCCAGTGCGGTCAGTACGGCCACGAAACAGGCGGTGGCCGCCGGTACGGGGACCGGCACCACGACGGTCGTTGGTCGGAGTCTCGGTTCGGGAGTCGCCGCCGCGTCCGGTACGGCGTCCGTGGCCGCCACGGGTCTTCCACTAGCCCGTGGCGTGGCCACGTCCACAGGAACGACCACCGTACTGGGCGTGGGTGCGTCGCAAGCTCGCGGTGTCGCCTCCATCGCCGGCACGACAACCGCCACGGCCATCAGTCGTGTCACGGCGCGTGCCGTGGCGTCGGCATCGGGTACCGCAACCGTCACCGCCGAAGGGATGGGGTCGGGGTCTGGTATTGCCGCCAGCGTCGGTACCAGTACGGCAAGCGCGCTCAGTACGGCGACGAAACAGTCTGTCGCCGCCAGTATGGGCACGGGAGTGGCCGGGGCCGTTGGTCGGTCGTTGAACCCAACGGTGGGTACCGCTGCTGGTGCAACGACGGTATCAGGCGTCGGGGCGTACAAACGGTCAGCCGTTGGTGCCAGCATCGGTACGGGCACGGCAGCAGCCGTCGGTCGCGCACAGACACGAGGCGTTGCCGCCAGTACGGGCACTGGAACGGCGTCGGCCGTGACCACTTGGAAGATTTCTCATCCAGGAAGTGCGTCGGGTTCGTCAACGGTAACGGCGATCAGCGCACCGTTGAAGAAGGCGGTGGCTGCGTCCGTAGGTGCGGCTACCGTGGTGGGCGTGGGCCAAGGTTCCGGGACCGGGGTGGCCGAAGCGTCGGGCAGCGCCTCCGTTACGGGCCTAAGTTGGGCCACGAAGGCGTCTGTTGGGGCAACGGCGGGCACGGGCGCGGCGACGGGCGCGGGCCGCGCACGGACGTCTGGGGTGGCTGCAGCCACAGGCGCTACGACGGTTACCGCGCTCGGTACGTACAAACGTGCGGTACCGGGTACGGCCAGTGGATCCACCACGGTGGTGGGTGTTGGTCGGGCGCTCGTGTCCGGTGTGGGAGCGGCCAGTGGTACAACCGTTGTAGACGCCGAAGGACTGGGCACCAGCGTTGGGGAGGGTCTGGGTCGCAGTGTAAATGTGGGCGCGGCGTTGGGTGTGTCCACGGCCACGAAGGCGTCGGCGGCATCGGCCGGTGGAACGACAACGACGTCGGTGGTAGCTTCGTGGAAAGCGGCGGTTGCCGGTGCCGGTGTCGGGACGTCGGTGGCAGCGGGACTCAGTACCTACGCCATGGCGGCGGTGGCCGCGGCGTCCGGTACCAGTGTTGTCACGGCGGTGAAGTTGCCGGATCCCACGATGGTACACGTGGCTCCCTTCCTCGCTATGACGCCGACCCTGTTGTCCGGTGCGGGAACGGCACCGACGCTGATTAGTGTTACGGCAGTACAACCGACGTTGACGGATGTGGAGGCGTTGTGAGTTTCAGAACGGTACTGACCGAACCGTATGCCGAGAAGACCACGCTGACGCTCACGGCCACCATCACGGACGTGGACGGCGTGACCCCGTTAGCGAACGCGGACAGCATCCTGACGACGTTGACGTTGGACCTGTACGAGAAGGCGTCCGGTACGGTGGTCAACAGTCGAACCGCGCAGAGTATCAAGAACACCAACGGCGGGACCATTACCAGTGCAGGACTGTTGACATTGCGACTGGATCCAGCCGATCTTACTCGAGTGTCAACGGCGGGTTCCGAAACGTTCGTAGCCTTGGTGCGATGGTCGTGGGGATCGCCAACGAAGTACGGCGCTCACGAAATCGTGTTCATCGTTCGAGACCTGACGAAAGTGACGTAGGACGAAGGAGCGCACATGGCAAACCGACTCAAACAACTCATCGTGGACCGTGTGGACCTTGTCGATGCCGGAGCGAACCCCGACGCCGACGTCGTCCTCTTCAAGAGGGAGGAACCCACCGCAGTGGAGAAGGCTACGTTCGGTGAGATCCAGCAGACGCGGGAGACCGAGGAGATGATCCACGATCTGTACGTGATGTGCATGGATCTCGAGTCCGCAATCTTCTCTTCACTCTACGCCTCTGGTGACCGGGTGGCGGAAGTGAAGACGTCCATTCAGCAATTCGGAGACGCGGTCGCCGGATTGATGGACGAGATGGTCAAGGAGAACCCGGTCGCAAAGCACCGGCGGGAGGACGTCATTGCGAAGTTGAAGGCGTTCGCCGCGCCCTACATCAAGGAGGTCAAGGTGGAAGAGGTTCAGAAAACGGACGAGACGCCCCCGGTGGTGGAGGACGTCGAGAAGTCGATTCCGGAAGAGTTCCGGAAGCGGCTCGAGGACGCCGAGCGAGTGGCCAAGGAGGCCACCGATCGCATCGCCAAGGCCGAGGAGACCGCGGCCATCGAGAAGGCGAAGCGGGAACACGTGGAACTGGTCAAGCGTGCCCAGGACGAACTGCCGAATCTGCCCGGTACGCCGGACGAGAAGGCGGACATCCTGAAGCTGGCGGACACCAGCACCCCGCTCATGACGGCGCTCAAGGCCGGCAACGAGGCCATGCAGAAGGCCATGACCGAGGTCGGCACTCCGGCCGGAGCCGCGCCGGTGACCGCCGCGCAGGAGATCGAGAAGCGGGCCGATGCGCTGATCGCCGCCGATCCCAAGCTGACGCGGGCCATCGCCATCGAGAAGGCGCTGCAGGCGGACCCGGTGCTCTACACGAAGTACCGCGAGGAGCGGACCGCGAAGTAGGGCCAACCATCAACCAGAGCTACAGAGGAGACAGAGTCCATGGCATTCGAAGTTCCGGGATTCAAACTGACGATGGTGGCCGGTGCCACGTCGCTCGAGACCAAGCAGCACACGTTCGTCAAGCAGCACACCGACGGCACGGCCATCACCGGGTCGGCGGTGACCGACAAGATGATCGGCATCCTCCAGAACAACCCCGGCATCGGCGGGGAGGCGGAGGTCATGGTGGACGGCGTCAGCAAGGTGGTGGCGCACGCGGCCATTGCCATCGGCGACAAGATCAGCGTGCACAGCGATGGCACGGCCATCACGCTGGCGGGCGGCGAAGTCACACAGCACGTCTACGGGATCGCGCTCTCGGCGTGCTCGAACGCCGGAGAGATCGTGTCGGTGCTGTTCAGCTGCATGCAGCACAACCTGTTCACGTAGGCCTAGGGACGTAGGGAAAAGAGGGGGACGCAATGCGGACCTCAACACGGTTGCTCCACGAAACCTTGTTGCGCTTGTCGAAGGGCATGCTCAAGGCGTGGGAGCGTTGGCTGAGGCAGCAGCCCGACGAGACGGTCGTCGGGCGACACCCCTCGGCAGAACCAGAGTCACTTTCACACGGAGGATAGCATCTCATGGGTCAGCCCACACAGACCGACGTGCATGTCGATCAGATCCTGACGAACATCTCGATCGCGTACATGCAGAACCAGGACAACTTCATCGCGAGCAAGGTGTTCCCGATCATCCCGGTCGCGAAACAGTCGGACAAGTACTACACGTACGACAAGAACGACTGGTTCCGGGACGAGGCGCAGCGCCGAGCCGACAGCACGGAGTCGGCCGGCAGCGGCTACGGGCTCAGCACGGCGGCGTACGCATGCGACGTCTACGCGTTCCACAAGGACATCGGCGACCGGGTTCGCAAGAACGCCGACGCGCCGCTGAACCTCGACACCGAGGCCGCGCAGTTCGTCATGAGCCGGATCCTGCTGCGGCAGGAGATCCAATTCGTGTCCGACTACCTCAAGACCACGGTGTGGGGCACCGACGTGGTCGGCAACGTCAACTTCACGTACTGGGACGACTACGCCAACTCGGATCCCATCGAGGACGTCGAGACGGCGAAGGAGACGGTGCTCGGCAACACCGGCTTCGAGATCAACACGATGGTCATCGGCTACCAGGCGTGGCGCAAGCTGAAGCGGCATCCGCTGTTCACGGACCGCATCAAGTACACGTCGGCCGACAACATCACGCCGGCCATGGTGGCGCGGCTGCTCGAGATCGACAACCTCTACATCGCCAAGGGCATCAAGGCGACCAACATCGAGGGCGCCACGGCGGCGTACTCGTTCGTGTACGGCAAGGACGCGCTGTTGTGCCACGTGGCACCGTCGCCCGGTCTGCTGAAGCCCAGCGCCGGGTACATCTTCGCGTGGGCCGGACTGGCCGGGGGCATGGGCACCAGCGTCGCCACCAGCACGTACCGGATGGATCTCAAGAAGGCGGACCGGATCGAGACCGAGTCGGCCTGGGACAACAAGGTCGTGGCCACCGATCTCGGCTACTACCTGTCCGCCGCCGTGTCGTAAACTCGATCACCCTCTCGACGGCTGGGCCGTCCTCAGGAGGTATGTATGATGGCAGTGGTGATGCGTCCGTTCTCCGGTCCCGACGGAATGCTGGAAACGAACCAGCTGGTTGACGCCACGGGGTGGAAGAACTTTCCCCTCCTACTCAGCCAGAATTACATCCGAGTCGCAACGGAGCAGGACGTCGCCTCGGCGACCGAAATCACGGCAGACGAGCCGGTGAAACCCAAGCCGGCTCGTTTGACCATGAACAAACTCAAGCATCGCAAGCCACGTACTTGAGGCTTGCGGAGGTCTGACGATGGGAATCAACAGAACGAATCTGGACATCCTGTCCCGAGGGGCGGGCAAGGTTCAGTCACTGGTGCTGAACGGTGGCGTGACGATTCTGTCGGGAAACGGTGCCCCGGTGGACGGCGTGTTCGGAACGGGCACCGGGGCCGGACGGTGCGCGAAGGGCTCGCTCTACGTGCGGTACGGTACCGGCGCGGTGTACGCCAACACGGGCACGAAGGCGTCGCCGGTGTGGTCGCAGCTGGGGTCGGTGGCGGCACTGGCCAGTGGACACATCTTCGTGGGCAATGCCGGGGGCGCGGGCACGGACGTGGCCATGTCGGGCGACATCGGCATCACGAACGCCGGGGTCACCTCCATTGGCGCGAACAAGGTCCTGGCCACGATGGTGGCACCGGAAGTCCTCAAGGTTACGCAGGTCAGCATCGCGTCGGCGGCCATCACCGGCACCAGCGCGGGACAGTTGGGCCATGCCAATGGCGTGGAACTTGTCGCGGCGGTGGCCGATTCCGTACTGGAGTTGGTCAGCGCCACGTGCTTCTACGACTACGCGACTGCTGCGTACACGGCGGGAGGCAACCTCACGCTGAATTACGCGGGTGGATC